GAGTGTACAATTACGGAGAAGATTCCGTTGAAGTCACTACGAAAGGAGACGAACAATCTTTGGGAATGGATAAAGGTTCGGTTACCTAAATCAGCATCCACGAAGCGGAAATTCCGCTTCTTCAAAGTCCACCAGGTCCAGAGGCCGCTCCTAAGTGCAGTCGTGCAGGCCAAAAGGTCTGCTCGAAATAGCTCAGGAAAACGAAACAACCAAGACGTCCCGCAGCATTTCACACTGGGTCCATGCATATCCGACGAGTCAGACAAATGCAGTGAACCATGGAGAAAAGCCGCACTGATGAAGTTCACCAGGCAAATTCATGCCAGGCTAATTCACAGTATGGAAAACTCGGGGGTTCCTCTTTATTTCCCACAATCCTTGGGCGGTTGGGGCTTCCCTGGTAAACAGGGGGCTCCTCTCGCCTTTCGGAAAGCCGCCGCCGTTAGCGTTACCGGTAACACAGAGCTTGTCAAAAGATTCTCGAATATCTTTCTCACAAGCTGTGCGCCGAATAGGTTACGTAAACGGCTGAAGGCCGCTCTCAAGTCGATAAGAGAGTGGCCAGAGCGGTTCGATTCAACCGATAAGGTACAGAGTAAACCGGTGCGGGATCTCCAAGGAGAGTTTGTGTCAAGGACACTTGCTTTCCATGCAGGAGACCCCACAACGAGTAAACTTGCATCTAAACGGTATGCATCGGTGGGAAGTACTGCCAAACGAATCAGAGACACTGTATACAAGTTGGAAAAGATGTGGAAGTCGGTGAAGCCAATTAAGGCCACCAACGCCATCACTCTTGCAACTCGATTCGACAACCGGAGGGTCGATGGACGTTACATCGACCAGCTCCTTATGATGAATGGTGTCTTTGATTCGGTGATCAAAGGGTACATAGATGCGCAAGAAATTGATTTTGCTCTTGATTACGATATGCATATCACGGTCGGATGGACCGCTGATGGACATGAAGTCCAAGACATCCTAACGGACTCACAGGTGGACGCTCTCAATGAAACACTGAGCAAGGTGGAGAAAAACTCTCAACCAAGCTCGGTGCCCCAAGAGGAACCGCCGACCGAAATCCGGAAGGGTGTTAGACAACGAGATCTAGAACTGTATACAAGATACGTGGCACTTCTACGTACGAAACCGCGTGCAATTCCGGACTCCCGTCTAAAAACAATCTTTGAGATTGCGACTGGGCTACTAGAGCCCCAGTCTATCAGACAGGTAGAGAATGCGAAATGGCGAAACGGTCTTCCACAGAGACTTAAGTCATGGATTAAG